TACGGTTTCGGCTACTAGCATGGTGGTAGATGATTCAACTAAATTTGGTGCTGGAAATTATGTAACAATAGCTGCAGAAGGGGCCAATACAGCGGAAACAGTAAAAATAGTATCTATAAATACAAGTACTCATACATTAACTATTACAAGAGGTCAAAGAGGTACAAAAGCATCAGCCCACGGCAATAATGCAGTTGTTAATAGAACAAATTATTTAGATTATATAATTTATTATCCTGGTACAGGTACAGCTTTAAAAACTATTAGAAAAGCAAATTTTAACGGTTTAATTAATAGTAAAAGTTTTTTAATTGTAGCATATTGTAAAGGAGGATATGATAATTCTATTTGTATTCCTGCTTCTCCTAATACTACAACTTTATCAGGAACAGGATTACCAGCTGAAGATTTATTTGCTCCATATTCAATAGGTAGCGTTTTATCCAAAAAAGGTTCTCAAGCTTGGTCAACTAATATTAAATTTGAAGGTGTAGATACGAATACGGTTAGATGGTATCGTGTGGGGGGAGGTACAAGTACAGACGGGAGTATAAGTTTTGGAGACGATACAACTGAAACTATTCTTGCTGGGAATACTGGAGATTTAGCTAATAGCTCCGATGGTTCGGACCCTGACACTCATTATGTTTATAAAATTGTAAATAGCGATACTACAGCAGCTAGAACCTTATTAGTAACTACTGAATATAGTGATGTATATAAAGATGACCATGTTTTATTAGCTACTATTGTATTAGACCCGAATGCATCTGGTAGTGAAAAACCTACAATTTTTCCGTTTAATGGCAATGTACCTACTTTTGCTGCTACGGCTATTTCAGCTCAATCAATTAAAGCTACTCATTTTGAAACAAATCTAGCTCTTGTTAATAATTTACTGATACCTAATGCAAATGTAGGTTCTAGCCAAGCTGGAATTATTATAAACAGTTCTGGAATTAAAGGGTATGACAATTCTTCAACTGGAGTTGTACAGTTTTATCTGGACCCAAGTTCGGGGGCTGGAACATTTGGAGCAGGAAAAGCCAAGTTAAATTCTACTGGTTTAGTATTTGACGATGATGCAGGTGCTACTGCTCTTGTGTGGGATAATACAGGTAATGGCAACATTTTGATGTATAAAGCATCAGGAAATGATTCCTTGTTACTAAATACGAATAGTGATAGAGTTGCTGGTACAGCTGATGCTGCGGGAGCTACTACGAATCAAACTTGGCTGATTTCAAATTTTAATGCTGAATTTAGTAGTAGTACTGGAGTAACACCTACAATTACAGGTGCTAATATAACATCCACAACTATAACTGCGACAGGGTTAACAACAGCAACATTTACTGCGACCTCAACCGCATCATTACTTGGCGATGTTTTGCTGTCAGGTACTATGGAAACAGATTCAAGCCCTTCATCTAATGCTGGCGTAGAATTAATAGATTTAGGAGGAGGTAATTATAGATATGAATTAGTAAGAGATACTTCCTCTCGTAAGTATAAAACAAATATAGAAAGTTTAACTTTAGATTCTACTAAAATATATGATTTAAATCCAGTTTCTTTTACTACTAAAAGTTCTAATAAACAAGCTTTTGGTTTAATTGCTGAAGACGTATATGATATTATCCCAGAATTAGTAAGTTTGGTAAATGGGGAACCTGATTCTGTTAATTATAACAGACTACCTGTTTTACTACTTGCTGAAATTAAAAAACTAAAAGACCGTATTGAAACATTAGAAAATTCTTAAATGAAAACTAAAATTGTTCAGTATAGACAAGAACATCCTCATGAAACCCTACACGAAATTGGACAACATTTTAAAGTTACCCGTCAATACGTTCATAAAGTTTTAAAACAAGCCAATATTCCTACTAAAGGAGTCCGCAAAAAATCAGTTAAATACTGTGTTATTTGTGGAAAAAGCGGAACAAGAATAGCTTGCAAAGGGTCTTGCCACTTTGAATACTACAATTTAAAAGTAAATTGCGCTTTTTGTAGAATTCCTTTCTATCGTAAACGAGGACAGATAATAAATAAGTATAATAGAGGGTACGATAAAATTTATTGCAGTAGGCAATGTTATTATCGTGGGCAAAGAGACGGATTGAGTTAAATATCCCTTGACACTGATGCTCCAGGTGTTTAGACTAGAATAGACTAAATTTTTATTGTGGGGCGATACGTGGAATGTAAGCTAGAAATGGATTATTTATCGGCATATCTAAGTTTTTTGCCTTCTGAAGGGCAGTATATTATTGAAAAAATCCAGAGAGATTCCCGTGAACCTATTTCAATTCTTTCTGGAATCCATTGGGTTTTACATTATTATGATGTAGACCCTAAATTAGCTAAATTAATTATCGCTGAATTAAATAGGATTATAGAATGTTTAGGTAATTCTGAATATTCTTTAATGAATGTTACTTCTGTAGCTTCCTTAACGCTATCTCCGGATAAATGTTATGATGAATGTTTTGGTACATGGGAAGATTATCAACAAATTAAAAGTTTAACTCCTATTTTTGAAGCAGCTATGGGAAGACCTGTAGTATTACGGTATCCGCCTCAAGCACATTTAACAAAACCGGCTTTATGGAAAAAATTACACCAGGATGCGCGTTTAAATCGCGCCAACAAGAATAAAGCTGATGGAAATTAATGATGAGTTAATTACCCAATGGGAACCAAAAATTCAAAAAATGGTTTCTAATGTATTTGTTATTGGAATGGATAGAGATGATATAGCACAAGAATTGCGTATTTCGTTAGTTAAATCGGCTAAAGCATATGATACTGATAGAGGAGTATCTTTTCATACGTATTTACATACAGCAATGGTAAATACTTTACGTACATTAATTTCAAAAGCTCAAAAACAACCCGAAGTACGTAGTTTAGATACATCTTATGAAGGAACTACTACCGTTCCATTGGAAATTTTAAATGCTTTAATTGACCCGTCTGATTATGAACAAATGGTAGAAACTAATTCTTTAATTGAATCTAATCTTTTATCTACAAATGAAAAATTATTTCTTAAATTAAAATTAGAAGGATTAACAATGGAAGAAATTACAGAAGATTTAGGAGAATCTGCATATAAAGTTCGTCAATCTTTACGAGATAAATTTGGGGAATTGAATGGCTACAACGAAAACTCTTGATACATTTAATTCTAAAGATATATATGAATTATTTAAAACTTTATACCTAGAAAAGTATGGATTTGACTATAAAGGTGTTGGCTTTATAGGAAATGAAATGCATAAACTTAGATTGTTAATTGATGATTATGGAGCTGCTCATATTGCGTGTGCGGTTTTTAATTGCATTAAAGCTAATGATTCACAAGTTTCAGTGCCATATTTTACAGCCGGAATAAAATACTATATAATTCCTTATAATCCTACAATTTATTGGGCAGTTCATCGGTATGGAACAGATGATATAAAACGATTGTGGAAGTCTTATTTATTATTAGATTCAGTTTGGTTTCCGTCTGCAACTCAAAGAAAACGACATAAAACCGCCGAACAAAAACTACAGGAGTGGGCATATGCCAAAACGGGGCAAAAGACAGGGAAGATTAATCCAAAAGCCAAAAGTAGAAAATAATGCTGAGTATCTCCAATCACTAAAGGCTGACGAAGGTAAATATCGAATTATTGCAATGCGAGACAATTTTAATGAGGTTTGGGTCGAAGGAGAGTATGACACATTAAAATCTGCTAAACAATTTATTGATATACAGCCAGACACATCTATATCATATTATGTACATTCTGATTCAAGTAGGGTATTATATTGGAAAAAAGGAGAAGTAAATGGCTAGTTTTGAATTTATTGAATCAGCAGTTATATTTGGTTTAGATAGTAAGTATAATTTAAGGTCCTTCAAATATGCGGCAAAAGATTTTGCACAGCATAAACATGCGTATGAATTTGTTTTGCAGTATTTTGATAAGTATGGGGAGTTTCCCAGTGGTGAAACACTCTTAGATAATTATCCTGAATTGAATAAAGAAGCTCAATCTGTGGATTTTGAGTATGCTGTAGAAACATTCAAAAATCAAGTTTTACAACGACAAGTTATTTCAACAGTTCAAGCTCAACAGGGTTTAGTAAAAGAAAATCCTAAACAGGCTTTAACTAATATTATGGTTGGCTTAACTGATATTGAAGTTGTATTTGATGAGGATGTAACTGCATATGATACGGGAGATTTACAGCGCTTAGATGAGTGGAGAGAACGAACTAAAAAACGGGAACTTGGCGACGGTTTAATGGGAGTTCCTACAAGTTTTAAAACTTTGAACAGTACTGGTGTAGGTTGGATGCCTGGAGAATTAATTGCTATATTTGCACGTCCTACTATTGGTAAAACATGGATGTGTGTCCACGCTGCGGCACATGCAGTACATAATGGAGTACGAACTTTATTAGTTTCTACTGAGATGGGTAGTTCTGCTATTAATATGAGAGTTGATGTGGTGTTAGCTAATATGATGGGGTATAACTTATCACACAGAGATTTACGGCATGGTGAACCTATCAATGAAGAAGAATATGCAAGGTTTCTTAGCGAAACAAATTCTAATGCGTTATTAGTGTGTGACCGTATCGCAGGTCAACGTGGAATATCTTTGGAAGCAATTGCGGGATTAGTAAGAAAACACCATCCAGAATTTGTTGTGATTGATGGAGTGTATTTAATTTCTACACAAGATAGCCGAAAAGAAGCGTGGCAGCAATCACATGAACTATTCTATGGTTTAAAGAATCTTGCTACACAAACAGGTGTTCCTATTATGGTATCTACACAGGCTACCAGAGATGCTGCACATATGTTTAGCCCACCTCGAGCTGACCAAGTAGCTAACGGTGATGCGTTAATTAGGGCAGCAGACGTGGCAATGTCTATGTGTGCTTTAGAAGAAGAAAACGATAAACGGTTAGTTCAATTTCAGAAATATAGAGATGGTGAATTAAGCCGAGATATGACGGTTATGCAGTGGGATGTAAATTGTGGTAACATTGAAGAGTTACCTGATTATGAATGGGAAAATTTTTAGGAGGATAGAATGAGTATATTAGATTATTTAGATTTACGATATTACGTTAATAAAAGTGTAGTTAAAACAGGCCGAAGTAAAGGTCCGGGCCGTTTAGATACCCCTATAACTGTAGGCGATATTAAACGGGGAACTGTTACTGATGAAAACGGATATGAAAATGAAATCGTTTTATTTTTACGCAAAAATAAAGCAGATAGATAAATGATTGATTGGTATTCGGTTTTACTTAAATATGGGATAAATGTTCCTACTACAGGTCAATTTGTTTTACATTGTCCATTACATGAAGATAGGCATCAATCTTGTTCGATTAATGTAGATAAAGGTGTTTGGATTTGTTTTGCAGGTTGCGGGCAAGGGAATTTAAAATCATTCTTACATAAATTATCTGGGAAGTCTTATAAACAACTGGATGAAGAATTAGAGGATGTTACTTGGACATTAGATTTTAAATTTTTTGATGATATGGATTTAGACATAATTCCAGAAGTTGAGATTACTACACCTGACGGATTAGGAACTATCCCTTCAAATCATTGGATATTTAAACGTGGATTTACTAGAGACATATTAGATAAATGGGGCTGTATGTGTAATTCATATGGAGATTTATCTATTCCAGTTAAAAACGCCGAAGAGAAAATTTTAGGTTGGATATCCAGAAGACAAAATGCTATTCCTAAATACCTATATTCAAAAGGATTTTTAAAATCTAAATGTTTATTTGGTATGAATCATTTGAAAACATCGGAAACTATTTATTTAGTTGAAGGCGCATTAGATGCTATGTGGTTAGACCAGCACGGATTTCCTAGTTTGGCAATTTTAGGAGCTTCAGTTTCTAAAATACAAATTCAATTGTTAAGTGCTCTATCGCCGAGCGAGGTAGTTTTATCATTAGATAATGATAAAGCAGGCCAAAAAGGGATTTCAAAAGCCACACTTGACATGCATGATAGGTTCATGCTATCGTATATTAAGTTACCAAATCAATATAAAGATGTACAAGAAATCAATAATATTGAAACATTAAATAAAATCATGAAAAATAAAGTATTATGGTAAAGGAGAAAAAATGAGTGGTATAAAAAGAATCCAAGAAAAACATGATGAATCTAATAGAGAGGATAGACCAGTAAGCCGAGAAATTTGGCTGAAGGACGGGGACCAAGTATTCCTAACATCTATTGCAACGGGAGCGGAAGACGATACCTTTATGGATGAACTGTATTTATTTACGTTCAGAGTAGGTACACGTTGGACCAATCTGTTGAAGGATGAAAGAGTTGACGCTAGTTGTGTTCCAGATGAGAATCAACGCCCTACACATAAGTTTGCATTTTGGGCATATGTCCATTGTATTATGCATACAACTAGAAGAAACGATAGTTGGGTTGAAGTTGAAGGACCGGGCGGACGTAAAATGTTTAGAGAGGATGTAAACGATTACAAAATAATTCCTCTAAACTTCGGGTTACGTCAGTATATATGGAATCAATTTGTTGATGTATATAGTGATTGGAATGGGTTGGATAAAGGAGTCATGCGTATTAAACGTACAGGTTCCGGACAATATGACACATCATATTCAATTGCTACTACAGCACGAACTGAGGAAATTCCGGAAGATAGACGAGCAGAGTCTAAAGAACTACCTACAATTAAAGACTATTATTTCGATACATATGGAACTCCCCCAAATGTTGAAGCAGTAACCAGTAGTAGTTCTGAAGATAACGATACTGATTTATTGTTTTAGCAATAATGGGCATCGTAACAAATGCCACGTTTCCAGAACAGTTTGAACAGTTACAAAATGAAGTTGGTAAGTCAGCTACTGTTGTAATTGATGTTGAAACTAATGGTCTGGATTCATTTGGTAAAAACCAAATTTGTGGGATAGGTATAGGCGGGACGGATTTAAAAGGGGTTTTACAATATTATCCCTTCCGTCACCACCAAGGGGAGAACTTATCTACCGATAATTTAAAGCAACTAATTAATTATTTAAATTCTGATATTCACACCTTTATAGGTTACAATTTAAAATTTGATTTACATTTTTTAAATCGTGAAGGTTTAGATGTAACAGATAAAAAATTGATTGATGTTATTGTTATGGTTCGTTTACTTGCGCATTCTGAAGAGAAGTCGTTTGATTTAACAACTATAGGACGTAAAAATTATGGTGATAATGCTGTTCAATATGATTTAGATATGAAAAAAATTCTGGGGGAAAATAAATGGAAAAAAGATTTTTCTTTAGCTCCACCAGAAACTCTAGGAGAATATTGTAGACAAGATGTTTATTTAACTACTAGATTATATTTGGATTATCTTAGAAAAATTAATCGAACTAATCAAAATGAAGTGTATGAACTTGAATGTAAGTTAACTTCAGTCTTATATAAGATGGAATCACGCGGAGTTGCTGTAGACAAAAAGTATGCGGAACTCACGCAACATGCTATTGATAGTAGGCTTGAAGAAGTTATTAAAGAAATTCATGACTTAACAGAACCGGAATTTAATATTTCTAGTCCTGCCCAAATAGGAAAAGTTTTTAGGGCTATGGGAATCAGTTCCCCAGTAAAAACTCCTAAAGGAAATGAATCATGGAATGAAGCAGCTTTAGTTAATATTAATCACAGAGCTGCGGGTTTAATAAGGCAGTATAGAACTTTAGAAAAATTAAAATCTACTTATGTAGAACCTTATTTAAGTTCTGATATTATGCATACTTCCTTCTGTAATTGGGGAACTGCTACGGGCAGATTATCATCTAAAAATCCTAATCTCCAAAATATTCCTAGAAATCATTTTAAATTACAAGAATCTGATTTAACAGATGATGATGCAGAAATTGTGAAGCAGAAAATAGCTGCGATGGTCGGGGCTAAAGGAATTACGATTACAAATGAATTAGATAAACCTGTTTTAAAAGCTTGGACTTTTATAGGTGACGAATCATATGATAATACAGATAAAGCACAGATTGCTATTAGACGTTTATTTATTCCGAGACCAGATTATGAATTGATTGGCTTTGACTATTCTCAAATGGAAGTTAGAGTGTTTATGTCTTATTTTAGAAATGAAGTTATTAATGCTTTATTAAATCAAAAAGATGTGGATTTTCATGGCGAAGCTGCAAAATTAGCGTTTAATACGAATGAAGAAGATTCTCAATTTAAGTTTTACAGACAAATGGCTAAAGCAATTACGTTTGGGACAATCTATGGGATTGGTAATAATAGATTGGCTCAACAATTAGGAACTACCCCTGAACAAGCGGGCGAATATAAAGAACGATATTTTGAAGGGTTGGAAGGGTCTAAAGAATTTTTCGATAAGGTTATTGAGATTGTAAAAGACCGAGGGTGGATAAAAAATATGTATGGACGGCGTTATAGAATAAGTTCTAAAGAGGCGTATAAAGGCGTTAACTATCTGGTACAAGGAACGTCAGCTGATATTTTAAGTGAGCGAATGATAATTATTGATGAATATTTAAAAAAGTTTAAGAGTAATATTTTACTTCAAGTTCATGATGAAATTATTTGCGAAATTCATAAAAGTGAATTAGCTACCGTACCATTTGAAATTAGAGATTTATTAGAACAGAATAGTTTAGATATTCCATTATCAGTAGATATGGAAATTTGTACGCCTTCATGGGCAACTAAAAAAGATTTTAATGTGTTTGAAATAGATGACGGAATTGATTGGGAGCCAGCTTCTATACTTGATTCCGAGGACATTGATTGGACATAATAAATATTTTTGATATACTAGATAAAAAGAATAGGAGAAGCATATGGCAAAAGTTAGTGTACATTTAGGATTTACCTTTAGAGTAGGACCCCTAGACCGAAATCAGTACGGTAGAATTGATTTATCATTAGACCAAATTGATACGGAATTACCATTAGATACACAATTAGATGAATCTAAAGACGTAGCTGATAAGGTATTTGAGTACATACAACAAAAAATTGATGCACAAATGGATGATATGTTAGACGAGGCATCATAAGGATTTATATGAAAGACTCAGCTGAAGAAGCAATTGAACAATTATTAAAAAATAAAAATTTAAATTTGCAATTGGGTAATAGTGATTCATTTGATTATGGACGAATACCCTTTGATATCCCTGCCTTAGATAAATTGACTGGTGGCGGGATACCTAAAAAACGTTTTACGTTAATTTATGGTCCTACTAATGTAGGTAAATCTTATTTAGCTTCCCAAGTTGTGGTTAATGCGCAAAAACAAGATGGTATAGCCGCCTGGATTGATACAGAGTTATCTTGGGATTCTGAGTGGATGCAAAAGTGCGGTATAGATACTTCAAAAATAGTTGTATCTCAACCTACTCATGGAGAAGAAGCCTTTGAAACAATTCGCAGTTTAATGCAGAGTGGCGTTGATGTGATTGTATTAGATAGCATTGCAGGTTTAGTTCCTACAGATGTAGCAGAAAAAGAATTCGGATATTCTCCAATGGCCTGGCAAGCACGATTTGTGAATAGTTCCTTACCTAAATTATTAGCTAATTTACAGCATGGGTCGGCATTTATAGCTATTAATCAAGTAAGGTCAAGTTTAGGACCAGTTGCTTTAGACGCTATGCCTGGAGGTTTAGCCCAAGGGTTTTTCGCGCACTTTTTAATGCAAGTGCGTCGAAACGGTTGGATTAAAGAAAAAGATGCTAATGTTGGATTTGATATGGAAATTAGGTTGCGGAAAACTAAAGTAGGCGGAGAGAACTGGCAATCTGCTGTAGTTCCCTTTAGGGTAGCTGGAGGAATTGATATTTTAGAAAGCTATATTCGAGAGGCTATAGAACGAAAAATTATTACACAAGCTGGGGCATGGTATACATATAAAGAAACAAAAGCTATGGGTTTAAACGGGATTAAGAAAATTTTCATAGAAACTCCAGAAATGTTTGAAGAACTTAAAAATGAACTTACCACCTAAAGACTATACAACTCAAGAACAGATTATTGCCGTTTGTTTAGATGAATGCGGTTTACGTTACGAACAACAACGAGACTTTTATCCATACACGGTAGATTTTTATATTCCGGAGATATCAATGGTTGTGGAAGCAGACGGAAAATACGGCCATTTAGCAAAACGGGATTTAAAACGGGATATGGCAATTTCGGCATATGCAGAAGTTTCTAATATTCTACATATTAAAGAACTTACCAAAGGGAGGATAAAACATACGATATGGCAGGCATTAAGCAAATTGGAAACACAGGGGATGTAATTCCTCCTACCATTAGACAACCACAAAAACAAGATGTTTGGCTCAATGAGCTTTTAGAAGATTATTTAAGCGGAACTATGAAACCTCCTAGAAAGGGAGTATTTCATCCATCTTCATTAGGAAATACTTGTGATAGAGCTTTATGGTTAAATTATAATGGTAAAATGGTTGAGCAACCTATGTCCGCTGTATTAAATAGAATTTTTCAGAATGGTAATTTTTTAGAAGACCGTGTAGAAAATTGGTTTACTAGATTAAATATTTTAGCCGGACGAGAATTTGTAGTTAAAAGTGACGTACCACCTATTTCTGGCAGAATAGATTTTTTGATTAGGCATGAGATATACGGTATAATACCTCTTGAATTAAAATCAATTAATTTAAATGGGTTTAATAAATTACAAAAACCTAAAGATGAACACCAAGTTCAATTACAAATTTATTTAAATTTAGCTAATTATGAAATGGGTACTGTTTTATATGAAAATAAAAACGACCAAAAAATTAAATCGTTTTTAGTAGAGCGTGATATAAATCAATGGAATCAAATTGTTGAACGGTGTATTAGAATTCAAAATATGACCCAAATTCCAGATATTTGTACTGGAGCTTATTGGTGTTCATGTAAGTTAGTTAAGGAGACTGATTTATGATAAAAACTATAACATTTACAGGAGCAGATGACTCAATTAATCCTGATGATATGATTAATATATCTGCAAAGTATCCACATGTTGAATGGGGAATTTTATTTCCTTCATATGGAACCGGAAGATTTCCGTCAAAACAATGGGTTAATAAATTAACAACCACTGTTCAAACTAATACATTAACCCCAGTTAAACTATGTGCTCATTTTTGTGAGCCTTGGGTAGAAAAGATTTTAATGAATCCATTATATTTTAATGCGTTAGCAGAAAATTTAAGTAATGATGTTTTAACCCAGTTTAAAAGAGTTCAATTAAATTTTCATGGACATAATTTTAAAAATGATATTCCTACGGTTATTGAAAATTTACAACTATTAATTAAAAATAATCCTGACTTTGAATTTATTGTTCAAGATGACAGTATTAATGATTTTGCTGTAATACCTAATATTTCAGTTTTATTGGATACATCAAGCGGGGCAGGACTCTTTAATAATACTTGGTATTCAAAAGATAAAATTAAAGAATTAAATAAATTAAATATTTCTTTTGGTTATGCGGGGGGATTAGGAATAGATACTTTACCAACTGCTGTCGACCAATGGAAAAAAGAAAACTTGACTTTAGATTGGATTGATATGGAAACAAAGGTTCGAGACGGGCAAGGGTTTTCTCTACCTAAAGTTATAGAAGTTTTAGAATACATGCAGCCATACATATATAAGGAGCAACATGCAAGCACGAGAAACTAAATGGACTCCTATGAAAGCTTTAGGAAAAGCACAGCAAGAGATTGATTCATATGGACTTCCCAGGTTTTCTGTAGATTTGTCCGAGCGTGAAGATTTATATTTTTCGGATTTAACTAATTATGAAAATAAAGAATTAGAAGGTTTTTTAACGATGTATGGGGGGTATAAAGGATATTTAGAAAGTAAAGTAGCTGACACCGAAGCTACTGTAGGGGCTTTAGATGCCGCTTTTACTGAAGGATATCATGCGGCTTTGTTTAGAATTACTCAAGAATACGAAACACAGGAAAAGAAAAAACCTACACGAGATGAATTACGAGGAGAAATAATGACTCGTTTTGATTCTCTAAAAGAGTTAAAAAGAGATTTAATTGAGCAAGAAGCTTTACTTAAAAAGACTGAAGGCTTATTAAATACGTATACAACTGCTTATAATACTGTAAGTAGAATTGTCGCGTTACGTACTTATGGAAGTCAGAATTGATATATTTAGGATTAGATTGTTCGACATTAGCTGTACATGGAGCAATTGTTGACGAAATGGAGCAACTTATCTCATTACATAAATGGGGTAGTAAACAAAAAACTTTTGAGGAAAGATTCCCCGAAATTTTAGTAGGATTTTCGGCAGATTTTAGTAAAATAAATGTAATAGATGAAGCAGCTATTGAAGCTGCTATTTTCATCCAAAATCCGAAAACAAGTTTATCCATCGCTAATGTTGTTGGAGCAGTGTGGGGATTATTAGTTAGTGGTGGTATTACTACTTTTGGCGTAGATAATAGACAATGGAAAAAAGAAATTATAGGAAAAGGAAATGCTACAAAAGCTGACATAAAAGAATTTGCGATTAATAAATGGGGAGAACGATTTCCCGAACAAGATTATGCAGATGCAGCATGTATAGCATTATGGAATAAAAGGAGAATAGCATATGATGGGTAAAGGCGGTCTACAAAAAGTAGGACCAGAAATTAAACAAGTTTTTATTGAGAAACGGAAACCTAAGAAAAGAAAGTATGAAGATACCTTTCCAAAAGATTTGCCGACTATAGAAGATGTGAAAGCAAAACATGGAACAGTAGTATGGTGTAAGTATACGGATTGTAAATACAATCAAGAGATAGATGACTTACAACGAACTAGTAGTTCTATAATGAAAAACAAAATGTATAATCCAATTGGTGAACAGGAACATATTTGGGTAAATGTATGTACTAAGGATGAAATTTCTATTAAGTTTCAAGAAGTTGAACCGAGTAAAAATACGACAGTAAAAGTTCCGTTTTGTTTTTCGGCGGCTAATAAATCGTCGGGACATATAGACTTCTCCAGATTCTTGAATTCGGATGGAAGTCCATTAGGTGGAAACATAGATTCACAACATGCATCTGATGATGGATATGGTATATATGATTCTAACAGTATTTATGAATAGGTTAGGATTACAATATGCCAAAATATATACCAGAATCAATTAAACTTGAGGCCATGAAACTTTATGTTTCAGGAGAAAAAACTGCTAAAGAAATAGCAAATGAAATATCACAAAATGGTGTGGTAGTTAAACCTGTAACAATTTATGCATGGGCTAAAAAAGAAAATTGGGCAGAGCAAAAAGCAGTAGCAAGAACTGATAGTCAACAAGAAGTAGTTGAAAGTGACGGGGCTAAATTTGCGCGGATGCAAAAAAATCAATTGGATAATTATACAATTATTGCTAATAAAGCATTTAGAGAATTGGATGAATTACATTTTGATAAAGCAGCAGAAGCAGTTAAAGCAATTGATATAGGAATTAAAGGGCAACGAGAAGTTTTATCAGGAATGATAAATTTGCAGTTTGTACAAGATGTACTTAGTATTCTTATTGAAGAAATAAATGACCAAGATACATTAAATAAAATTGCTGTAAAACTTAAAACTTTAGTACAACAACAGGAGGAAATGTAACAAATGCCTAAAGATATTATTAGCGTTGAAAATGCGTTTGATATGTTGTCTAGTGGTTTATTACAGCAACAAAAATATAATGTAGGAAGCTTTAGAGATTTCTTACAAAATATTTGGTGTTATAGTTATGATAATCCTGAATATTTTAAAGCGTGGCATGTAGGAGTTATTGCTGATGATATTGAAGAATGTATTGAACAAGGTTTAAATTATGTGGCTATATTACCACGATTCCATTTTAAATCTACAATTCTTGGACATGCCTTCAGCGTTTGGAGATTATTAACTGCTCCTAGAGATTGTTCGATTTTATATCTTTCATATAGTGACCATATGGCCCGTTATCATATTGCTGAGATAAATAAAGCGATTGGTAGAAATCCAGTTATTATGGATATGTTAGTTAATCGTAGTCCTAAAGCTGATTTTTCTGCTAGATTTTTAAGAAATAATCAGCCTATGGAAATTATGCATGGCGGTCTTTTTTCATTTAAAAGAGGGATGCACGTTAATGGAGCTTTGATTGCTGATGACGTTTTAAAAGACCCTGAAAATCCACTGAATATGGGGCAGATAACAAAAATTGAAGACCATTTTATGACTGAAAGTTTGTTCATTCCATTAAAAGGAGTACCTGTTATAGTATTAGGAACTCCAATGATGCCAGGTGATTTACTTTCTAAGCTTCAAGAAGATAGTCGTTTTAAATCTAGGGTATTACCTGCATTAGACCCAGTTCCGGATAGACGGGTATTAATGCCTGAGTTATATAGTGAAGAATGGTTATTACAGCAGCAGGCAGCTAGACCTAAATCATTTGCTTCAGAGTTTATGTTAATTCCTCATTTTAGTACAGAAGCTTATTTTGATGAAGAAGACATAGTTAAGTGTGAGGATGAGACTTTAAGGTCTGCTCCAGCAAGTAAAATATATAATGATTGGGAAACCGGAGACCAACTATTTGCAGGATTTGACGTAGGGAAAAAACGACACCCATCTCATTTAGTCATTTTTAGAAAACGGGGGGAATATGTAGAACAAATTCACCAATCGTTTTTAGAAGGATGGAATTACTCAGACCAGATAGAGTATTTAAATGAAGTAGCCGAAAATTTTGATATTACCACTGGTTATATTGATAATACTCGTGGAGAGCTGGAAGACCGGGGATTAGATACCCGTTGGCGTTCTATGACGTTTACTCGTAAATCTAAGAATACAATGGCTCAAATTTTTGAACAGTTTGTACATTCTGGAGTTTTACGTTTAATTAAAGATGAACGTCAAAAACAACAAATTTTATCAGTAAGCAATGAGTTAAAAGCGCCTGATACTCCTATGGGACACGGGGACGCATTTTTTAGTATTGCTATGGCTTTACAATCTGTTCATGATACTGCCTACAAATTTGTAGATTTAGGTAGTGCAGCAGATTGGTTTAATGCCGTTAGTCCTGGAGAAACTCCAGAAAGTCGTAGGGCAACTCTTGAAGAAAAACGTGGCGAAGTGTATACTGATAGTTCACCAAATAACCCATTACAAATGGAACCTGTTAATGCCACTGTACGCGCAGAGTCAGCTCCTAATCCGCAATGTAGTGAGGTTGTATGTAATCCTTCTTTCTGGGTTCCAGAACGGGGATTGTGTTTATATTGCGGACATAGACAATAATATTTTTTGGAGGAGTATCCATGACCGTTACTAGCCGTATATCTTTTACAGTACCATTTTATGAAATGGGTAAGTCAATAGAATTATCTGAACAATCCAAAGTAATTCTTAATCATAGGTATTATTTAAAAGATGAAAATTCAGAACCTATTGAAAATGCTGATGGATTGTTTGACAGAGTTGCTTGGGCTTTAGCTAAAGTAGATGAACAATATGGAGTATTACCAGTAGAAGTTGAATTAACTCATAAAGATTTTTATTTTATGATGAGGAATTTATATTTTCTTCCTAATAGTCCTA